CGCACCCTGGGCGGACATCGCCCGGGCGATGTCCTCGACGAGCCCGTCCACGTAGGCGTGCTGGTCGAGGGTGACCGGGACCGTCGCCCCGCCGACGGGCAACTGCAGCGTCGTCGGGTTGTCGGCGGTCTTCTTGTTGGCCGTGAACGTCCCGGGATACGGGATGTTCAGGGTCTTGCCGCGCCAGCCGGCCTCGAAGTCCGTGTCCCGCGCGACGAGCCTCGTCATCGTGATGTTGGCCCGCAGGATGTCGAGCGCACGCTGCGCCCAAATCTGGGGGATGAACCCCGCGGTATCCGCGGTGGTGGTGAGAATGGCGCCTGTCGTCATGCGAATCTCCTGCGAGTAGGGATGTCCTGCCCCGGCCAGCACCCGCGCTCAGGCCGGAGGATGGGAATGCGGCCCCTGGCCGCCTGTCTTCACTGATCGGCGAGGATCCGGTTCTCCCGGTACGCCCGGTTGATGTCCTCCCGGTTCTTCTCGTAGAAGCCCCGGTCGTTGAGTTCGCTTGCCTTGTACACACGGCCGGCTGCGGATGTCCCTCTCGGGCCACCGTCCGCGGAGCCCACCGTGGGCCGGAACAGGTCGGCGCGTGCCGCCTTGAACGTGGCGACGGCCTTGTCGAGACCCTCGATTGCGCCGTCATCGCCCACCTTCAGCAGCGCGAACTCGTCCGCCTTCGCGGCGAGGTCGAGCACGTTGGGGGTGATGCCGGCGGCGGAGAGCGCCAACTTGACCTCGGATCTCCTGATCTGGTCGTGGAAGCGGACCGTGACCTCGGAGGCGCCGTCGGCCTTCGCCTTGGCGATCGCCTTCTCGGACTCAGACGCTCCCGCGAGCCTCAGATCCTCGAATGCCTTCTCAGCGGTCTTAGCGGCGGCGAGGGCGGCGTTGCGCTCGGCCTTCATCGCATCGAGGGCTCGCTTGCCGGCATCTCCCAGCGCATCCGAGTCGCCCGTTGCGGGCTGTGTCGGTGCAGGCGGTGGGTTGCCGGCTGGCGGCGGAGTCTGTGCCGGCGTTGCGCCGGCCACGACGGGCGTTGCGCCCGCGGATGCGTTGTCAGTCATGGTAGTCCGTTTGCCTCCTTGCGCAAGTGCTAACTGTCATCGCGGAGTCACGTTCGGGCGCTGGTTGTGGCCGCTATGCGCGAGGCAATGGGTCCCATCGCCATCATCGGCATCCCGCCGTCCGTCTCGACGGGTTCGGGCGGCTCGACCGCCTCCTGATCGGGTGTCTCGGCCGCCTCTTCGGCCTTCGCGGCGTCGTTGAGCGCCTTCCAGCGGATGATCTCCTGCGGCGTGGCGTCCCAGCGCTCCCAGAGCACCTCCTGTGGGACCCCGAGCGAGCCCATCTTCACGAGAGCGTCAACGTGCTCGGCTTCCGTCCGGGTCTCCATGTCGGCCCAGATCGTCTCGGAGTCCTGGATCTTGCCGCGGGGGTCGTCGAGCGACCGGAACGCGAGCCGGACGACCTCTTCCCAGCCCTCGCCGGTGTACCGGGACTGGTTCAGCGTCTTCGCGACGAGGCCCGTCTCGGTCGTCTTCAGGCTCTCGCCGCTCGGAAACGTGCCCGACTGGCCCATCAGGTAGTGGGCCGGCGTCCGGGTGATCGAGGCAACGTGCTGGACGGCCATCTCAATCGCGCCGCGGTATCCCTCGAGCTTCGTCTCGTCGAAGTCACCGAACTTCGCATCCGGCGCCACGGTGGACCAGATCCGGTCGATCGCTGTTCGGAACGTCTCCACGGTCTGCCCGGTTTCGGGGTCCAGCGGGATCTCGATGCCAGTCGCCCAGCGCTGGCGAAAAGCGTTGGCGTCCGCGGAGAACAGCATGTCCATGAAAAGCTTGTTGAGGGTGTCCTGGATCGGGACGACCGATGTGAGCTCCGACCGGCCGGAGCCGTTCAACCGAGGCCGGTTGACGAGCGGCACGACCGGGACCACGCCGATCGGGTTCGGCAGCGGCCACGCCTCGCCCTCGACGCGGAGCGGCACCCAGTTGACGGTCGTAGCCATCGCCGACGTGGGACGCTCGTCGCGCCTCTCGATGTACTTCTCGAACCGGTCCGGCAGGTACAGGGTGGCGCGCCGCCGGCCATCGTCGTCACGCCAGCGCTTCAGGGCCGCCAGGCGGAGCCGGCGGTTGGCCGTGCTCGTCTCGACGACCACCTCGGTCGGGTCCTCGATCGTGATAAGCGGCGTCTTCTCGTCGGGCCACTCGGAGACGAACGGGCTGACGATGGCGCAGACCTCGCCCTTGACGAGCATTTCGGTATGGGCGGATCCGGACCAGGCGTCGAGCTGGTTGACCTGCCAGATGCGCCACGCGTCCTCATCCGCCTGGAGGTTCTTGAGGCGACTCCCCATCCGGAAGCCCTCGACGTGGAGCCGTTCAGCCTCGGCGTCGACCACGAGGCCGCAGAAGTTGTCCGCGAAGCCCCGGAGGAGCTGGCCGAACTCCTTGCGATAGATGGAGGTCGTGAACACGAGCGGATGACGACCTTCGTAGTAGTCGTTGAACCGGGTCATATCGGTCGAGCGGGCGTCGAGGACCTTGACCAGGCGCTCGAGCCACCCGGCGGAGCCCTGGGGAACGGCAGTGGTCAGCGCCATGTCGGACGTGGCCGGCGCGGACGTGTCGATCTCCTGGCTCATCCAGGGGAAGTCCCCGAAGGTCATCAGCCCCTCCACACGTGCATGCGCCGGTCAACGGACTTCGCAGCCGCCGCGGGCATCGTGAAGACGGCCTCAGAGCAGAGGATGTCGGCCACGGCGCCGTCGATCTTGCGGCGATCCTCGCCCTTGACGATCACGTGCATGGCCCGCCCATCCCCTTCGGCATCCGCGAGACGCACCTTCTTGAGGTGGGCCGCCTTGATGTGGTCGCTCACGACCGGATCCCCGTCGTGGCTGTATGTGCCCTCGCGGATTTCGGTCCGCCAGCGGTCGACGGCCGGCGCGAAGCGGGTGGAGATGAACGTGTCGAAGGCGAGCACGATCAGGACGCCGAACTTGGCTGCCCAAACGTCAACCTCAGTCGACCACTTCGGCGGGTCGCATAGGAACCGGCCGACGTCGTAGGCGCCGAACATCCAGGCGACCTTGTCATTGACATCCGAACGCGGGACGCGCCAGTCCTGGCCGGGGTTGGCAGCCTGCCAGCGGACCATCGCGTCGCCGACGGGGCGGACCCATGTGCCGATCGTGAAGCGGTAGCCGTCGACCGTGCAGCCGCGGAGGACCGTCGCATCCTCGGAGATCGAGCCGTCGAAGCCGGCTCCGATCCGCGTGCCGGTCGGCGGCATCCCCGCGGGCTTGGCGAGGGCGTCGAATGTCTCCGGGTCGACCGCGAGCCCAGCGCCCGCGATGACCATGTTCCCGTAGAAGCGGGCCGCCTGGGCTGCGTCTTTCTCGACCAGGTCGGCCGCCTCTGCCTCGATCGAGTCAAGGTCGAGGTGTCCGCCGTTCTCCCGGAGCACATCATGCGGGTAGACCAGCCGGTGGATCTTGCGGCGGTCGCGCTTGTCGGTGTACGAGAGGTTCTTGGGAGGCTGGACGAACTGGCGGTAGACGTCCGTGGCCGGCGACTCGTACTCGCGCTGTGCGACGGAATGCTCGGAGGGATCCCACGAGTTCGACGAGAGACTGGCCCGGCCGCCCATGCCCGACAGGCCGCGGTATTGCGTGTCGGCGAGCTTCGTCATCCGGTTGGTGGCCGTCCAGATCCCGACCTCGTCCTGTGGGACGAACGTGACACGCTGGCCCAGGCGGCTCTGCGCCGAGCTCGTGACGGTGTCGATCCGACCACCACCCGGGAGACGGATGAAGTCCTCGCCCGTCTTCGGGATCAGGTCGCGCAGCGGGCCGCTCTCGATCATCGGCCGGAGAGCGTCATATGTGTTGTCCGTGCTCTCCTGGCTGAACGCCGTGATCTGGATCAGGGGGGTCGGCCAGGGCATCCCCATCGGGTCGCCGGGCTGGTAGGGCCACTCCCAGCCGCACCGGCAGCCAAAGTCGCGGCAGACGTAGCCGTCGTCACTCCCGGCCCAACCGGCGAAGAGCGCGGGACCGGCGCCCTCGAGGCAGACCTGCGCGGCGATCAGCGGGTTCTTGCCGACCTTCTGGGGTCCTACGAGCAGGCCGCGCCGATAGGCGAACGCTGGCCCGAGGATCGGGTTCGCCGGGTCATATTCGACGTCAGCACGGACGAGATAGAAGTTCGCGAGATAGCGGAGCTGGTACTGGTAGAGCTTGAACGGCGCACCCTTGCGGAAGCCATCGGGCACGACGCAATGCGCCTCGATCCAGTCGAGCGCCATCCAGAGCGTGCGCGGCTCGCGCTCGATGGGCGGTGCCTCGCGGGGCATGACGCGCGGAGGGGCCATCGTGACCATCACTCACCCACCACAAGGTGCAGCCGGTCGCGGGCAGAGACCGCATCAGGCTCGCGAACGGCCTGCTGCCGCGGCGCTTCGTCGTCGGCGATGATCCAACGGCTCGCGTGAAGGCCGGGGATCGTCAGCCCAAGTGAGTTGGCCTGCTGTGCGATGAGGCGCCGCGCGTCGATCGGCGCCTTCGGCCTTTCGGCCAGGGCGAGAGTTCGGACGTGGATGGCCACCTCGTCGAAGATGCCGAGCCGCTCCCACATGACGGCCTGCGGGCGCCGCCACATGCGCTCCCAGAGGACGCGCTCCCGGGCGGTCGAGCGAGTCAGCGGCCAATCAGGAAGCGGACCCTCGCGACCAGCGGCGGGCAGGTACGTCCAGTCTTTCTGGTCACGGTCCCGGCGCAATGCGTTAGGATCGGGGGGAGGACCGGAGCGGACCCGAGCGCCACCACTGGTCACCGGGGACCCCCGTCCGTTTGAACCCGCCTCACGCAAAGCAAGGG